CGACCACCGACATTGTTTCCTGAGCCTGTAATGGCAGACGCTTCACGCAAATCAATTTTGACTTGTTCGCCTGTTTCTATCGTTTGCTTAATACCAGTTAGGATTCGTTCGGTAATGCTCATTTTATTTTCCAAAAAAGGTTGCTGAAAAAAGGGTGGAGGATTTCTCCCCCACCCAAGGGCAACGATTAGGTCGCTGTACCGGTGGAACGATAACGCACACCAGCGTTGGGGTCACGAACGCTTGTACACAAACGCTTTTCGCCGTAGAAAGTTATATATCCGGGAAGTGTTTGGTCGTAGCGGCGCATAACCATGTTTAAGCGGTCAACGATTGTGTGGAAACGTGACCAATCAGCAAAGTACATGGGGTACAAGCTGTTTGTGCCAGCAGAGCCTGTGGTGGCTTGTGATGGGTTATCCAAGTACTTGTTCATCACAACATCGAAACCCAACATTTGACCAATGATGCCATCAGGGTTCAATGATTCCATTGAGTTAAAGATGGGGCGACCATTGGTGTCTTGCAGACCGCGAATTGCTTGAGCAAGGATAGGGTTAACCATCCACTTGGCATTGGGTGTCCAATACTGTTGTGGCAATGCATACATGGTGTTAATAACGTCTTTATAAGAGATGTTATTTGCACCAACTGTATTTGCATTTGTTGTCAATTGGTCATAAGTTGCCAAAGAATGCAAGCCTGAAGTTGAGCCAGTGCCAGTATTACCGAAAGCCGCCGCTGAAGTAGTGCCGCCTGCATAGGTAGCATTTGCACCAGCGTATTGGTCAAGACCACGCAAGCCATTTGTACCGCCGTAAGGATTAGTGCCTGATTGTGCGGCTTGGTCGTTGTTTTGAATCATTGACAAGGCTTCGCTTTGTGCGAATTCTGCCAACATATCGTCAACTACGTTTGCTTCCAAGCCATCGATGTCATCCAAAGCGGCAGTACGGATGGGGAATTGCACGTTCAAGTCTTGCAAAACTAATTGCCAAATTGAAGTGTCTTCAGTTGTGGTTGCACCGTTGTTTTGGATGGTATATCCCCAAGCCGCGCCAGCGTTGCCGGTCTTGACGCGGAATTGGTAAGAAGAACCATCGGTTGCAACTGTGCGAGAAATGCCACGCATGGGGTTAGCCAAACGCAAAGCAACAAACACAGGGTCATAGCCTGTACGACCACCTTGGTTGTTACCGCCACCAGTCAATGCAGATGCTTCGCGCAAATACGCATCGTATTGGCTTTCATCTTCAAACATTTTCAGTTCTTTTTCTTGTTGGCGACCACCTTTGTAATAAGCGGCAATTTGTTCTTTCACAGCACGATTCACATCACCACGCACAGTTTTGTGGGGTGCGCGAATGATTGAGGGTGCTTGCACAGTTGCCAATTTAGCTTCAAAAGCAGACAGCTTTTCGGCTACATCAGCTTGCACAGCGGCAATGGCTTCGGGGATTTTTGCTTCTACGGCTTGGACTGCTTCAGCTTGCTTGGCTTCGATAGCATCCAGCTTTTCAAGGATTGCTTGGGACATGATTAACCTTTCAGTCGTTTATCTAACAGTTTGGATAACTCACGCAGTTCTAATGCGTTGAGCAGTTCGGTCACATCCACATCGGACTCACTCTGTTGTGGCGCATTTTCAATTGGGGCTTGTACCGCATCACGCGATTCCAATACCTTCTTGAAGACAGATGCGGAAGTGACCGCATCTTTTTTGGAAATTCCTGCTTCTCGCAAAGCCTTTTCCAAATTCTTTAAATTAGCAGAGCCATCAGCACGGAAATATTCCAACTTCTGAACTTCTGCTTGTGGGTTGTTGGGGTACATCACCACGCTGACTTCACGCAAGCCGCCTTTGGTGATTTGGAAATATCCATCTTCACAATCATCAGAACCCATTGTCATGGGCGTTCCATCTTCTTTGACCCATTGATATTCATCAGCGTAAGCGCCAACAGAAACACCGCCAAACATGGTGGGGCTTTCAGTCATGATTTGATACAAATCTGAACCAGCGGTTGTATTGACGTAAATTTTGCCTGCGGCAGTCATACCATCATCGTCAAATTCAAAACTGTGCCATTCACCAACTGGCATACTGTCAGCGGCATGATTTAAAAACATTGGTAATGGTTTTCCTGCTTTGGAAAACTCACCAGCCCAATCCATAAAACCTTCGGGCTGATAATTAAATTTGCGACCATCTGCGCCTTCTCTTGCGCCCCATGTCGTAACCCTAGCTTCAATCTTGCCTGTCGGTTCTGCCGCCCCTGCTTGGCTTTCTACCAGCAGTTTTGCCTCGCATACCATCATCAAGTTTTTGGTCATAAATTACCTCATCGACTTTTGTTCGGTCAATGTCTTGTACTATTTTAGGCGGTCTGCCACGTTTAGCAACACCGACATTTGGCTTATAGCTTTGTAAATATCCTACCACTTTTTGGAAAATGTCGGACACTTATTTTGTACCTATGTTCATTTTCCGAGTTTGATTGCCGCCACCACCGCCCGTGTCTTGTGCGCTTGAGCCTGCAATTGGTTCGGATTTTTTTGGACTTTGCAATTCATCGCCGCCATCCAAATTGGCTTTGCCCAAATATTCCCGCGCCTCGTTGGGTGTCATGATTCCTGCGTTAACACCAGCAGTCACATAATTCATTTGGTCAAGCGGTGCGCCTTTTAAGAAATCTTGCACATCAAATTCAACGCACAAATTGGGGTAACCCTGCAATAAAGACGCTTTTAATTTTTGCTGAATGTTAACAATGATGGGGTACATGGTGGACTTGTAAAACTCATCCAGCATGGTTTGGGTGTTGTTATATTTTTGGTCGCCAATGTGAAGCATGGCAGGCGGTACACCATACAAACCACAAATGCGTTTCATGGTTTGCATTTTTAAATTTGCCAAGTCTGTGTCTTGCAAACTTAACATTTTTAGCGGTTCGTATTTCATGCCTTGGTCAAGCAACATTCCCTGACCGGGTTTGCTCTTGTCCGTCTGCTGACTGCCAACCATAGATGACCATGCTTCTTTCAGTCGTGCGGCAATCTCTTTATATTTTGCATCAGGAATCACGTTTTCGGTGATAAACATTCCACTTGGCTTTGCGCCGTTGAGCATGACGTAATTGGCATACAAATCAATGTCTTGGTCTAAGCCTACCAATTCAGCCGCCAATATGCCTTTGTTAAAGCCAGCCGAGCCTTGCCAAGCCATATCCTTGCAATGCATTACTTGATGCGCCGCAAGCGGTTGGTCTTTGTTGTAGCCGTAGCTAGGCGTAGACAAACGATAGCTTGGGTAGCGTGTTGGCGTGATGGTTACAGCAATTAAAGTGCTGTCCAACTCATACATTTCCAAAGGCGTTTGCGATGGATTTTCTTGGTCTTTTCTCCACCACAAGGTGAATGCTTCGCCAAGTAATTCATGCCACATCATCCATTGATACCAATATTCATATTGGCTTTGGAAATTATTTGGCGTTGTCAGCAAGTTATATATTTGCTTGGCTTTTACTTTGTCGCGTGTGCCAACATTAGGGTCAGTCAATGCGTTTACATAAGTGCCATCTTCTGACATTGCCATAATTTTTACTGGCAATTGCGCTATTGCTCTTGCCTTTACACCCACGCACGACATAACTGTGCTGTTGCGTGTAAGCATTGATGTATCAACAGGGCGACCAGCATTGGTGGTGCTTGCAGTTGTTACATAAAGTATTTGCGTGTTGACTGTGGCATTCTTATTATTGCCTTGATAGACAATGTTATTGCCTAATGCAGTCTGTCCAAATAATGTATTTGATTCTGCGGAAACCTTATCTTTTCTTTTGAAAGCGTCTAGTATTCCCATTATTTTCCTTTAAAAAGTTCGGAAACCAAATCCTGACATTGTTGGGTTATCCAATGAACAATGTATCGCAATGATTAACGCAATGATTCCATCGACCTTGGCGCTTTTGTCATTTTCATTTTTTCGGACTTTAACATTTCCATTTATATCTGTATATACCTCGCAATTGCCAAGTTGCCAACCGACAAATGGGTTGCCATCATGCTTAATGCCGTAATTCATAATTAACTTTTCTACTTGCTTGCTAGGGTTGCTTAACACCGCCATGCCTTGCCCAACTTTCTTAACAGGCAAGCCAGCTTCATGCAGTCGTGCAACCAAACTTGCGGCATTGTAAGCATCGAAGCCAACTTCTTTAACATCGTATTTTTGTGCTTGGGCAATGATGTAATCGCTTATTTCGCGGTCATCCATTACGTTGCCTTCGGTAATATGTAGGATGCCTGAGTTAACAGCAACGCGGAAAATGTCGCTGTAATGTTTAGGCACAAGTGCCAATCCATCTTCGGGCAAAAAGAATTTGAACTCTGTTTCGTAATCATTTTCTGCAAATCGTTTCAGCGTACAAATTGCATTTAAATCTCGCGTTGCCGCCAAATCAAAACCAATGAATACGGCTTCAGGTTCGCGTTGTTCTTTAATCAATGCGCGTTCATCATCCCAATATGCGCGGTCAAGCCAAGCGGAGTTTGCACTAACATAAATGTTAAGTGTCTTGCACAGGAATTCATTTAGCGCCGCTGGCTTGTGCTTTGCCTGCTCTGCTCGTTCTGCAATAGCATCTTCGTAAATACTAATGCCGTGCATAGGGTTAGCCTTTGCCCAAATCTTAGGGTCGCGCCAATCGTCTTGTGGGTCTAAGCTGTACAGCAAGCCAAACCATCTAGGGTTATCTTCTGCTTCGCCATTAAGCATATTTTCAAGCATTTGCATATCTTCATAAAACTTGGTTTCCTTGGTAAAGGATGCCGTGGTTATGTAAATACGCAAAGGGTTTTGCCTTGCCACCATGCCTGAGTGCAAAACCTCAATGGCGTTCCTGTCCACAATCTGCGCCGCTTCATCAATAATGGCGCAAGATGGATTCATGCCATCGCCTGACTTTTTTGTGTCCCTGCTTAACGCTTTAAAGCGTGTTTGGCTATCGCCTGCAATTGTGATTTGATTTCTGTGAACAATAAAAAGTTGGGCTACATCGTGTGGCATATTTTCCACAAAGCCAGTTGCGGCATTAAAAACAATGCTTGCTTGCTCGCGTGTCGTTGCCAATGTGTAAACCTCTGCGCCAGCTTCGCCCCACTTTAATTCGTACAAAGCAATTGCCGCTGTCAAAGTTGATTTACCCGCCTTGCGTGGGATAAACACAATCACATCTGTGACCATGCGCTTGCTCACATCTTTTTTACTTCTAAAACCATAAATGGCGCAGATGATAAAAATTTGGAAAGGTTCAAGCATTAAAGGTTTGCCTGCATCCGGTCCTTTTGTATGGACAAGAGTTTTGGCAAACTCAATAAAGTGGGTCACATAGTCAACGTGAAATTCCCAACCCCATGACCTATCTTCAAGCTGATTTAAAAAGCGTTGACAAGCAAGCCGCACATTACGGCTAACTGTTAATTCCCCTTTTGCTACCAGCACCGCATACAGGATGCCATCTTCGTATGTCATGGTCCGTTTAATAACTTGCTGTATTTGCCACCATCAGTTTTGTTTGTGGCAAGTCTGCCTTTGGGTGTTAAGCCTAATTCGTTCATCAGCACAACAGCACGGGAAAGGGCTTTGTCGCCAGCAGTTAAAAATGGGTTTGGTCCGACAGTTTGACCAGCATTAAATTGTGTGATGATGCCGCCTTTAGCAACGCCTTTCATGCACTTAACGTAGATGTCCATTTGATTGGCAAGTGCCGCCAAGATGTGTTTGTCTTGGTTGCTACCAATGCCGTAAGTGTCCCAAAGAAAGTCGGAAGTTTCTTGGATGAATTTATCTCTGTCCCATGCGTCAGGGTTGTCCAACCATTCAGCCTTAGGAACTCTTGCTCGGACTTTTTCAGGCAAAGGTGTCCCTGCATGGCTTGGTTTCGTGCCATGAACCAAATGCAATTCGGGTGGTAATCGGTTTGTCATGTTTTTGGTTTGTTGCAGTTTGGTCGCATCCTACTACAAAAAGTGTTAAGCACCTACAAACTGGATTTAAGCCACGCTAGTTTGTA